AATGGCGACAGGAGCTAAAAACCGATAATACATGTGGAACTTATTACTAGGCTTATTAAAAGGTGGTGGTGGAAATAAATCTGTTGCTGGTAATTTAGCTTGGGAAATAAGAGAAGCTATAAAGGGTAAAGAATTAGATCCCAACGAATTAATATCTTTACAAACCAAAATAAATGAAATAGAAGCTAGCCATCGTAGTATATTTGTTGCAGGTTGGCGTCCATTTATTGGATGGATTTGTGGGTTTGCTTTAGCATATAATTTTGTTATACGTGATTTATTTATTTGGGTGTTACAGCCTGAAGAGATACCACCTGCACTGCAAATGGAACACCTTATGACCGTACTCTTAGGTATGCTAGGATTAGGCGGTTTAAGAACCTATGAAAAATTAAAAGACAAAACAAAGTAAATAGTAATCAATTAAATTTAATCAAATGAAAAAAGTAGAAGAAAAAGTAGAAAACCAAATTACAAAAGAACAATTAACTAAAGTTCAAGATCAACAAAAAGAATTAAACACTCTTTTAAGAGACATTGGGTATGTTGAAACTCAAAAGCATCTTTTGCTACATAAGCAAGCTGAACTTAATAATTCTATTGAAGAATATAAAGCAGACCTTGAAAAAGAATATGGTGCAATAAGTATTGATATTGAAACTGGTACTTACACAGAAATAGTTAAAGATACTGAATAGTGAGTTCTGTTATAAGAAAAATAAGTATTGGTTCTGACTACAAGAATGAAGCAATGCATTATTCTGTTGGCCAACAAGTATATGGTGGCCATGAAATAGCTTATATTCTTTTTAATGAACCAGATAATTCTTATAACATTTATATAAAGAAAAACAACGAGGTAATGCCATGGAAGAAATTTAATTCTAATATGGCAATATCCGTTGAATATGATCTTGAATATTAATGAAAAGTATATATGATTTTATCGTTAAACCTATAGGTGAAAGATACGATAATAGCATTAAAGTTGGTGACAAAAGCTTAATAGTAAATACTAAAATAGAAAGCTGGAAATTTGTAAATAATATGGCTAAAGTGGTTGCGATACCATTAGCATATAAAACAGATATAAAAGTTGGTGATACTGTTGTAATACATCACAATGTGTTTAGAAGATTCTATGACATTAGAGGTAAACAAAAAGACAGTAGATCTCTTTTTAAAGATAATTTATATTTTTGTGCTGCAGACCAAATTTATTTATATAAAAATAATAAAGACTGGAAAAGTTTTGGTGATAGATGCTTCGTTGCACCGCTAAAAAATAAAGATAAATTTTCGCTTCAAAAAGAACAAAAGCTTATTGGTATACTAAAGTATGACAATAGCTCCTTAAACAAGCTTAAAATCAATCCTGGAGACCTTGTAGGTTATACTCCAAACAGCGAATATGATTTTGTTATAGATAATGAAAGATTATATTGCATGAAATCAAATGATATTGTAATTAAATATGAATACAAAGGAGACGAAATTAAGTATAATCCAAGCTGGGCAGAAAGCAGTTGAGGAGTTAATTAAAGTAGCTGAAGAAAAAATAGTTACTGGTACAGAAGATGATATATCTGCCGATAGATTAAAAAATGCTGCAGCCACAAAAAAGCTTGCAATATTTGATGCTTTTGAAATTTTAAATCGCATTGAAGCTGAAAAAAATCTAATAGAAGATAAACCATTAAAACAAAAAGAAAGTTTTAGCGGTTTTGCTGAAAAAAGATCTAAATAGTGTACGAGCAAACTCTTGTAAAAACAATTAATCCCATAAAGAAAAAGATTATAAATAAAAATAATCGATATGGTAAATGGGAATATGGTTACAATAAAGAACACGATATTGTAGTTATTAGTAAAACAGGCAAAATAGGCGATATATTAGAAATACAAAATCTAAGAATAGCTTTGCCTCTTGTGCCTAAAGATGTTATTAATACTGAAAATAAATGGGTGGCAAGTGAATATCCTAAAGATTTAAGCAGAATAAAAACTGTTTTTGATTGGGAAACATACCCTGATAATTTTAAAAATAAATGGTATGGGTATATTGATGATGAGTTTACAAAACGTGATGAAGGGCATTGGTTCTATAATAATAAAGTTCCAACTTATATTACTGGCACTCATTACATGTACTTGCAGTGGACCAAGATTGATGTGGGGAGACCAGATTATAGGGAAGCAAACAGAATTTTCTTCATCTTTTGGGAAGCATGCAAAGCCGATGCAAGAGCATACGGTATGTGTTACCTTAAGAATAGAAGATCGGGATTTAGTTTTATGTCCAGTTCCGAGACAGTTAATCAAGCCACAAGCACTTCTGATGCCCGTTTCGGCATACTCAGTAAAACAGGAGCTGATGCTAAAAAGATGTTTACAGACAAGGTTGTTCCAATATCCGTTAACTATCCATTCTTTTTTAAGCCAATACAGGACGGAATGGACCGCCCCAAGACTGAACTCGCGTATCGTGTCCCCGCCTCAAAACTTACCCGTAAGTCCATCACTGCCAAAGAGACCAGAGAAGAACTTGAAGGGCTTGACACAACAATCGACTGGAAGAATACAGGAGACAACTCATATGATGGGGAGAAACTTAGGCTCCTCGTACACGACGAATCAGGGAAATGGGAGAGGCCAGATAATATCCTCAACAACTGGAGGGTTACAAAAACAACATTAAGATTAGGTAGTAAAATTATAGGTAAGTGTATGATGGGTTCAACATCAAATGCTTTAGATAAAGGAGGAAATAACTTTAAAAAACTTTATGACGAATCAAATGTTACCAAAAGAAACCGCAATGGACAGACTAGCTCAGGACTATATAGTTTGTTCATACCTATGGAATGGAACTTCGAAGGATTCATTGATACTTATGGATTACCTGTATTCGAAACTCCAGAAGAACCGATCAAAGGAGTTGATGGACAGTGGATTGACATTGGAGTTATTGAGCACTGGGACAACGAAGTTGAAGGATTAAAAAGTGATCAAGACGGTTTAAATGAATTTTATCGTCAATTTCCCAGAACAGAGCAGCATGCTTTTAGGGATGAAACAAAACAATCTTTATTTAATCTAGCAAAAATATATGAGCAAGTAGATTATAACGAAGATTTAAGAAACACATCTGTAGTTACTACAGGAAGTTTTCAATGGGAGAATGGATTAAAAGATACAAGGGTAATATTTGTACCAAATAAAACAGGTAGATTTAAAGTTTCTTGGGTTCCTAATAAAAACCTTCAAAACCGAGTGATAATAAAGAATGGATTGAAACATCCTGGCAATGAAGACTTAGGAGCATTTGGCTGCGATAGTTATGATATATCGGGCACAGTTGATACAAGAGCGTCTAATGGATCTCTACATGGTTTAACTAAATTTTCAATGGAAGATGTTCCGCCAAACCATTTTTTTTTAGAATACATTGCTCGACCACAAACTGCTGAAATATTTTTTGAAGATGTTTTAATGGCTTTGGTATTTTATGGAATGCCAATATTAGCAGAGAATAACAAACCAAGACTATTATATTATTTAAAAAGAAGAGGTTACAGAGGGTTTTCAATGAATAGACCGGATAAAATTTGGAATAAATTATCTGTAACTGAAAAAGAAATAGGTGGAATACCAAACTCTAGTGAAGATATAAAACAAGCTCACGCAGCGGCAATTGAATCGTACATTGAAACTTATGTAGGATTTTTAGGCGAAGGCTATGGAGATATGTATTTTCAAAGAACATTAAACGATTGGGCTAGATTTAATATAAACAAAAGAACTGCTCATGATGCTTCTATTAGCTCCGGTCTTGCTATAATGGCTTGTAATAAAAATAGGTATGCACCTATTAATAAAACAATAAGACCAAGTTTTAATTTAGGTTTTAAAAAATACAATAATGATGGTGGTACCTCAAAAATTATACTTTAAATGAATATACAAACAAATACTAATAGTTCTTTTCCTAGCCAAGTAGTTAGCGATGCTGAAAAATCTAGTTTAGAATACGGTACTCAAGTAGCACACGCTATAGAACAAGAATGGTTTGATCAAGGTAGAACTAGCGGTAATAGATATTTAACTAATTGGAATAATTTTCATTCATTAAGATTATACGCAAGAGGTGAACAATCAATACAAAAATATAAAGATGAATTATCTATTAATGGTGATTTATCCTATCTTAATTTAGATTGGAAACCAGTTCCTGTAATACCAAAATTTGTAGATATTTTAGTAAATGGTATATCAGAAAAAGAAGTTGAGGTAAAAGCATATGCGCAAGATCCCTCGTCTTTAAAAAGAAGAACAGATTATGCTGAGGCTATATTAATGGATATGGCTGGGAAAGATATTATAGCTGAAGCGCAAGAAATATTTGGAGAAGATATTTCTAATTCATCCATACCTGCAAATCAATTGCCAGAAACACCAGAAGAACTAGAAGTTTATTTACAAACTAGTTATAAGGAGGCTATTGAAATAGCAGAAGAAGAAGCTATTAATAATGTACTTGATTTTAATAAATACGAATCAATTAAAAGAAGAGTAAATTACGATTTAACTGTTATTGGTATTGGGGCGGCAAAAACAAGTTTTAATAAAAGCAACGGTATTACTGTTGATTATGTAGATCCATCCTATTTAGTTTATTCATATACAGAAGATCCTAATTTTGAAGATATTTATTATGCTGGGGAAATTAAAGCAATAACAATTCCAGAATTAAAAAAAGAATTTCCTAATATATCTGAAGAAGAATTAAAAAATATTCAAAACATGCCTGGCAACAGCCAATATGTTACTGGCTGGGGGAATTATGATAGTAATACTGTTCAAGTACTTTACTTTGAATACAAGACATATAATAATCAAGTATTTAAAATAAAACAAACTGAAAGTGGATTAGAAAAAGTTATTCAAAAAACAGATGAATTTAATCCGCCAGAAAATGACAACTTTAAAAGAGTGTCAAGAAGTATAGAAGTTTTATATTCTGGTGCTAAAGTATTAGGAACTAATACAATGCTGGACTGGAGATTAGCTGAGCATATGACTAGACCTTATGCTGATACTACTAAAGTTAAAATGAATTATACAATTGCCGCACCAAGAATGTATAAAGGTAAAATTGAGTCAATAGTTAGTAGAGTAACAAGTTTTGCTGATATGATTCAATTAACTCATTTAAAACTACAGCAAGTTATGTCAAGAATAGTTCCTGATGGTGTATTCTTAGATATGGATGGATTAGCGGAAGTAGATCTTGGTAACGGAACTAATTATAATCCTGCTGAAGCATTGAATATGTATTTTCAAACGGGTAGTATTGTTGGTAGATCATTAACTCAAGACGGTGATTTAAATAGAGGTAAAATACCCGTACAAGAATTAGCAACATCATCTGGTCAGGGTAAAATAAATTCTTTAATAAGTACGTATCAGTATTATTTACAAATGATACGCGATGTAACCGGTCTTAACGAGGCTGTTGATGGAAGCAGACCAGATAAAAACGCTTTGGTTGGTCTGCAAAAAATGGCTGCTAATGCATCTAATGTTGCTACAAGACATATATTACAAGGTGGAATGTATATATATTTAAGAGTATGTGAAAATATTTCTTTAAGAATTGCAGATGCTTTAAGCTTTCCACTTACAGCTAACGCTTTAAAAAATAGTATTTCAACATTTAATGTTAAAACATTAGAAGAAATTTCAAACCTTAATTTACATGATTTTGGTATTTATTTAGAGTTAGAACCTGATGATGAAGAAAAAGCACAGCTTGAACAAAACATACAAGTAGCTTTACAATCTGGTGGTATTGATCTTGAAGATGCAATAGATATTAGAGAAATTAAAAACTTAAAATTAGCCAATCAATTACTTAAGTTTAAAAGAAAGAAAAAACAAGAAGCAGCAGAGGCACAGCAGATTGCTAATATTCAAGCACAAGCACAAGCAAATGCTCAAGCCTCAGAAGCTGCTGCGTTAGCAGAAGTACAAAAGCAACAAGCTTTAACTCAAGAAAAAGTAAGTATTGAGCAAGCTAAATCACAATTTGAAATTCAAAGATTACAAACTGAAGCTCAAATTAAACGTGAACTAATGGCAGAAGAATTTAATTATCAAATGCAGTTAGCTCAAATTAAAGCTCAAGCTGATACACAAAAAGAAAGACAGATTGAAGACAGAAAAGATAAAAGAGTTCGTATACAAGGAACTCAACAGTCTGAATTAATAGATCAAAGACAAAATGATTTATTACCTAAGAACTTTGAATCATCCGGTAACGACAGCCTGGGTGGATTTGGCCTAGAACAATTTACGCCTAGGTAACATTTATTAACCAATTTTATATTATTATATCATGTCAGAACAAGTAAAACAAGAAGGGGATTTTAAAATACAAAAGAAAAAACCTTCAATAAAAAAATTAGCACAGAATGCTGATCTTATTAAAGTTGATTTAACCCCTAAAAAAGAAGAAGATGCCATTCAAGAGCAAAGCACAGATGAAAGCGTGTTACGCACAGAACAACCCGAAGTGGGATTGCAAGAAGTGGTCGAAGGAAACAAAGAGCCCACAGTCGTTGCCGAAGAGGTTAATGAAGAAGAAGTAACAGTAATTCAGGAAATTACAGAAGAAGAAGTTGTTGAAGAAGCAACTAAGTTAACTGAAGAAGTTAATGAAGCAATTGAAAACAAAGAAACTACTGGAAAACAATTACCTGAAAATATTGAAAAACTTGTTTCATTTATGGAAGAAACAGGTGGAAGCGTAGAAGATTACGTTCGCCTTAATGCTGATTATTCAAACATAGATAACACTGCATTATTAAAAGAATATTATAAAACAACCCGGCCTCATTTAGATGCAGAAGAAGTTTCTTTTTTAATAGAAGATGCTTTTAGTTGGGATGAAGATATTGATGATGAGCGAGACATCAGAAAGAAAAAACTCGCTTTTAAAGAAGAGGTTGCAAAAGCAAAAACGCATTTAGAAGATCTTAAAGGTAAATATTACGAGGAAATCAAGTTGAGACCTGGTACTACCCAAGAACAACAAAAAGCGATGGAGTTTTTTAATCGATATAATGAAGAGCAAAACATAGCTCAACAACAACATGAAAGTTTTAAAAACAATACTAAAGAACTTTTTAACAATGATTTCAAAGGTTTTGATTTCGCTATTGGAGAAAAGAAATTTAGATATAATGTTCAAAACACTAATCAAGTTGCTGAAAACCAGTCAAATATAAACAATCTAATCAAGAAGTTCTTGAATGATAAAGGAGATGTTGTTGACACTAAAGGTTATCATAAAGCTATGTATGCCGCTGAAAATGTGGACAAAATTGCAAACCATTTTTATGAACAAGGTAAAGCAGATGCTGTTAAGGAAGTTGTAAATAGCTCCAAAAACATTGATGCTACACCTAGACAATCACCAGGTGATGTCTACATACAAGGTTTAAAAGTTAGAGCTATAAGCGGTGCTGATTCTTCGAAACTAAAAGTAAAAACAAAAAAATTTAACAATTAAAATTTACAATTATGGCAGTAGTACCTGTAGCACCCGAGTATGGGTCAATTAAACCCTCACAGAAGCAACAACTTCTTGAGAGTAACTATTTGGATTTCACAAATGGAACCAATGATTTCGCACAACAGTATCTTCCTGAGATTTATGAAGCAGAAGTAGAGCGTTACGGAAACCGTACACTTTCTGGATTCTTACGTATGGTCGGTGCTGAAATGCCAATGACTTCTGATCAAGTAGTATGGTCAGAACAAAATAGATTGCATATTGCATACAACGATGTAACTAAAGCAACTGAAACTACTTTAACTTTTGCATTAAACGCAACAGCTGGACCTAGTTTTGTAGCTAACGTTATTTCTAAAAATCAAACATTAGTAGTAGTTGATCCTGCAACTGGGCAAGATCTTAAAGTTTTTGTAACAGATAGTGTAAACACTTCTCCTACTCTAGCTACTATTACAGTTAAGCCTTATACAGCGGCTGATATGACTGCTCTTTCTGCAACAGCAGGAGCACTTAAAATCTTTGTATATGGTTCTGAATACAAAAAAGGAACAACTGATTCTGATATTAAATCGGTAACTCCTTCTTTTACTCAGTATAGTAATTCACCTATCATTATTAAAGAAAAGTATTCTATCTCTGGATCTGATACTGCTCAAATCGGATGGGTTGAAGTTGCTACTGAAGCTGGAGCATCTGGATATTTATGGTATTTAAAAGCTGAATCTGAAACTCGTTTACGTTTTGAAGATTATCTTGAAATGTCTGTAGTTGAAGGAGAATTAGTTTCTGGAACATCTACATTAGGAGCTGATGGCTATAAAGGAACTGAAGGTCTTTTTGCTGCTATTCAAGCAAGAGGTAACGTTATTAATAACTTTACTGCTGTTGGTGGTCTTGGATCTTTTGATAACATTCTTAAAAATTTAGATACTCAAGGAGCTATTGAAGAAAACATGCTTTTCTTAAATCGCCAAACGTCTCTTGATTTTGATGATATGTTAGCTGGTCTTTCTGCTGGAGCAAACGGTGGAACTGCTTATGGATTATTTGAAAACTCTGAAGAAATGGCATTGAATCTTGGATTCACTGGTTTCCGTAGAGGATCTTATGATTTCTATAAGACTGACTGGAAATACTTAAACGATGCTTCTACTCGTGGTGCTACTAATGGCGCTGGTGAAGTAGGATCTGGTATTGATGGTGTACTTGTACCTGCTGGTACTTCAACTGTATACGATCAAATTCTTGGAACTAATATCCGTAGACCATTCTTACACGTACGTTATAGAGCTTCACAAGCTGACGATCGTAGAATGAAATCTTGGTTAACTGGTTCTGTTGGTGGAGCTTATACTTCTGATCTTGACGCAATGGAAGTTCACTTCCTTTCTGAAAGATGTTTAGTTGTACAAGCAGCTAACAACTTTGTATTGTTTACTGCTTCTGCATAATCAATTACTATAAAGGTAATGCCGGGGATTAACTTCTCCGGCTAACCTTTTTTTAAATTATTTAATTATATTATATCATGGCAAAAAAGAAAATCGTGGATGATGTTATTGACATCCCACAACAAGAAGAAACTGTTAACACAACAGTAATAGAAAAAAAAGTTAAAACTCCCGCTAAACCGGAATGGGAAATAAAAGATAGAAGTTATTATTTAACTGGAGCTCATAGCCCATTAACGTATACATTAGCTTCTAAACATACCAGTAGGTTTCCATTATTATGGTTTGATGCTACTTTAGGGGAACAAAAAGAAATAAGATACGCAACAAATCAAAATTCTGTATTTGTTAGCGAACAAAAAGGTGAGGCTACTTTAGGTCACATTATTTTTCAAAACGGTACACTAACAGTACCTAAAGAAAAACAAAATTTACAAAAATTATTATCAATATTTCATCCTAAAAAAGGTAAAGTATTTGAAGAATTTGATGCTGTTTTAGAGGCTGCAGATGAATTAACTGATTTAGAATTACAACTTGATGCATTAAATGCAGCTAAGAATATGGATATAGATCAAGCAGAAGCTATTTTAAGAGTTGAAATTGGTTCTACTGTATCTACAATGGGTTCTAAAGAAATAAAAAGAGATTTATTATTATTCGCAAAACGTAATCCTAGTTTATTTATGGAATTAGCCAGTGATGATAACGTTCAACTTCGTAACGTAGCAATTAGAGCTACTGAAGAAGGAATCATAAAAATATCTCAGGATCAAAGAACATTTATGTGGGGTGCAAATGATCGCAAACTAATGACTGTTCCGTTTGATGAAAATCCATACTCAGCTATGGCAGCTTTCTTTAAAACAGATGAAGGCACAGAAGTTTTTAGATCAATAGAGAAAAAACTAAAATAACATGTAATATATTTTATAGTAGGTAAGCCGCTATTATGGTGGCTTATTTGCTGTAAATAATAAAAAATACAAAATGGCAATAAACGTAAATACTGTATATCAAACAGTGTTGCTAATACTTAATAAAGAACAGAGAGGATATATGACTCCTGCTGAATTTAATAAGATTGGCACACAAGTTCAACTTGAAATATTTGAAAAGTATTTTGAAGACTTGAATCAACAATTGCGTGTTCAGCAAACAGATACAGATTATGCGGACAGAGTTGCTAACTTAGATGAAAAAATATCTATATTTAAAACATTTGGTGATGCGGTATATAATAATACTACACCCACTAATACTTATTTTACACTACCAACAACTGATGGCTATGGAGCCACTGTATCTTTTTATAGGCTTGGTACTGTAACATATGACAATGAAGTAGAACTACAAAGACTTCAAAGAGGTGAATTTACTTACATTGATAAATCACCTATAACAAAACCCTCAATAGATTGGCCCGTATATTTATACGAGAATCAAAAGCTTTTTGTTAAACCCACAACTATAATAAGTAATATTCAGGTTGATTATGTTAGAAAGCCTAATAATGTTGTTTGGGGTTTTACAACTGGTAACTTAGGGCAATATATATATAACAAAAATACATACGACGCTACAACACAGCCAAATGGCTCTGTTCAATTTGAATTGCACGAATCAGAGCAAACGGAAGTGATATTAAAAATATTAATATATGCTGGTATTGTAATAAGAGATCCACAAATTGTACAAATTGCTGCACAGCAAGTTCAAGCAGAAGAAATAAATAAAAAAAGTTAATAAGCAATGGCAAAACCTGATGGCGGTTTAATAACCGAAACAAATAGACAATATTATAGCGGAGCTCAAGGGTTTTTAGTTACAGAAGGACAAACAAGTTTTGTTTGCACATTTGATACAGATTTAAAATTTGGAAGTTATAGTCCTACTATTAATGCTTATGCTTTGAACAACTTTGTTCTTTATTTAAGCCAAACAGGTTTACCTGGTAGTTTCGCAGAGTATGTGGCAGAATACACGGTAACTAAAAATACTATAACATTAGCCGCAGCACCTCTTACTAATAGCTTTGTTGTTGTACAATTAAAATCTGAAACAGGTGGTAATTACGGTAATGAAGATGCTTTTGGCACTACTGTACAAGAGAATTATAATAACTATTCATATTTAAGCGTAAACGATGTTATAAATAACTTTATGGTTGCTTATGTAGGCACTGGAAAGCTAATACAAAGCGTTAAAAGAACAGATGTAATATTTCATGTAAAGCGTGGATTACAAGAACTTAGTTATGATACTTTAAAAAGCATTAAGTCACAAGAGCTACAAGTTCCTGCAAGTTTATCTGTTCCAATTCCGCAAGACTATGTAAATTATGTTAAATGCTCATGGGTAGATTCTTTAGGTGTTAAGCACATTATATATCCTACAACATTAACATCAAACCCATACTCTTTATTACCACAAGATGATGATGGTTTGCCGTTACAAGATAATTATGACGACAATTTATTGGCTAGTCAATATGCCACAGAAGAAAGATGGGGTACTGCTAATAAAAAATTAATTAATGGAGGTTTTAATGTTGCAGACATTAGTGCTGGATTAGATATTGATTGGTGGGGTGCGTGGGGACCCGGAGGTTTTTATGGTCAAAGATACGGAACTGATCCTGAAACATCACAAGTTAACGGATGGTTTACAATAAACGAAAGAGAAGGTAAGTTTTCTTTTTCAAGTGACTTAGTTAATGCGGTAATTATATTAGAGTATATTTCTGATGGATTAGCTTATACTGCTGATATGCGTATCCCAAAATTAGCTGAGGATGCAATATATGCTTATGTGTTGCATGCAATTATGCATGGGCGTATGAATGTACCTGAGTACATTGTAAATCGTTTAAAGAAAGATAAAAGCACAAAAATTAGAAATACTAAAATAAGATTATCGAACATAAAGCTTGAAGAAATAACTCAAGTAATGAGAGGTAAATCTAAATGGATTAAACACTAAAATTAAATGGCAGAAGTTAAAAATGCTTTTATTAAATCCAAAATGAATCAAGACCTAGATGATAGATTAATACCATCTGGGGAATATCGTGAAGGAATTAATATACAAGTTAGTAAATCAGAAGGTGCTGATGTAGGTGCATTACAAAACGTTTTAGGTAATAAAAAAGCAGTAGACTTTAGGGTTATAACTGGAGTAAATGATTTGGTTACAATAGGCCAATTTACAGATGCTACAAATAATGTTATATATGTATTTTTAACTAATTATACTGATCCTAATCCTAGCTTTCAACCAACATATAGTTCTTCTGCAAAAAACTTTATATATTCTTATAATGTATTAAACGGAGATACAACTAAACTTGTAGAGGGAAGTTTTTTAAATTTTTCAACTACCAATACAGTATATGGAGTTAATATATTAGAAAATTTATTATTTTGGACTGACAATAGAAATCAACCAAGAAAAATAAATATTACCTCTGCTACTCAAGTTCCTGGTTATTATACAACGGAAGATCAAATCTCTGTAGCAAAGTTAAACCCTTATGAGCCTATTGAATTATACAGAGAGGTTAATTCTATATGGGAAACTACAATGCTAGATAGAACTAGTTTATTGCTTCCTGATGGCGTTACTGCTAATCCAAATTATGATGCTCAATACGCAGGGGATCCTGATTTTTTAGAGGATAAATTTGTTAGGTTTAGTTATAGATATATATTTGATGATGGTGAACATTCTATAATTGCTCCTTTTACTCAACCAGCCTTTATACCAAAACAAGACGGTTATTTTTTAGTAGAAGATACTAATGTTAGTGGTAATACTGAAGCAGAAAATGCGGCATATAGAAGTACTATTGTTGAATTTATGGAAAATAAGGTAGATAATATTTTACTTCAAATCCCATTGCCAACAATTGGTAGCAATACATTTAATGACTTTAAAATAACAGAAATAGAAATTCTTTACAAAGAATCAGATCAAATTGCTGTTCAAGTGGTAGATGTTATTACACAAGAAGAAATTAAAGAAACAACAACTTCTGTTTTTGAATACAATTATCAAGCAAGAAAGCCTTTTAGAACACTACCTGATTCCGATATAATAAGAGTATATGATAAAATACCTGTAAGAGCATTAGGCCAAGAAATAATAAGCAATAGAATTGTATATAGTAATTTTCAGGATAAACATACACCTCCAGAATATTTAGATTATAATGTAGGAGCATTTAACAAATCTTCCTTTAATGTTACCAGTGGAAACATTTCAACAAACACCACAAGCATTGTTGAATACCCCACACATACTATAAAACAAAATAGGAACTACCAAGTTGGTGTGGTTTTATCTGATAAATACGGCAGATCTTCATCAACAATATTATCTATAGTAAATGATGGTGATATTGGAGGGGTCTCAGGCTCTTTTGGTGGATCAACATATTATCACCCATATAAGGATTCCACAGATAATGCCCCAGCTACATGGCCTGGAGATGCTTTAAAAGTATTATTTAATAGTATTATACCTAATAATCCAGCAGACCTACAAACCGGTTGGCCAGGATTATATAATGGTAATTCTAATTCATCTAATTATAATCCATTAGGATGGTATTCTTATAAAATTGTTGTAAAACAAACAGAACAAGATTATTACAATGTTTATTTACCAGGTATTTTAAATGAAGATCCTGGTAGTCGTTTAGAGGATCCAAAAAATACCATTGCTTATATTACTCTTTTAAATGATAATATTAATAAAGTACCAAGAGATTTAAATGAGGTTGGTCCAAATCAAAAACAATATAGAAGTTCCGTGCAGCTTTTTGGTAGAGTAACTCCAGATAATATTTTACCAGCAGGGCCTACTTTTAATGAACAGTATTATCCTGGTAGAGAATCACATACTGTATCTACAATAGGAGAAGAAAATGATTTATTGGGCAGTGTCACTGATTATGTGGATATTTATCAATCTGCATCAAATCCTTCATTAGCTAGATTAACTCAAAGTAATTTAGCAAATCCAATTGGGGCTAATGTACACAGTGGGGGAAATTACAATATATTATTAGGTATTTATGAAACAAATCCAGAAGAATCAAGATTAGATATATTTTGGGAAACTTCAACAACTGGATTAATATCTGATTTAAATGAAGCAATTGCAACTGGAACAAACCAAGCTACTGGTTTAGATTTATGGAACTTTTCTCAATCTGAAGCTGATCCTGTTGGTACAGCAGTTACGGGAGAATTTGCTCCTTTAGACATTACAGATCAGCCTATAAATTCATCTGTAGTAACATTAAATAGTGTTGTTGATGGTACTGGGACTCCTAGATCTGGTTGGGAATTAGTTGAAGTACCAGGTACCCCTAATAGATGGTATTTAAAAACAACAAGTAATTTTTATTACGGGGTTAATGGTTCTACTAAGGAATCATATACATTTACTTTAGGTGTTCTAGGAGGTGGGATAAATTCCACGCTTACAGCAACAGGTTCATTAACAAATGTTGCGCCTACTATAACTTGCCCCGCTTCCGTTCCTGTACAACAAGGTGAAACCACTGTTGCGACTTTTATAGGAGTTAATGGGTCTATTGCTGCCGGTGGAATGCAGGCAGAAAATTTAACTTGGTCATTGCAATCTGTAACCCCTACATTAAGCACATTGTCCATTAACTCAACCACTGGGGTTATGACAGAGTCATCTGGTCAAGCTTCTGGAAGTGTTAGTGCAGTTGTAAAATTATCTGATGCGGGTGGTCTATCTACTACCTGTACTACTAATATTGTGTTTGGTGAAGAACCTGCTAACTGTGGATTTAACAATAATGTTTCCACTTATAATCCTTCTTTTATAGGTGTTCAAAACCAAGCTTATGGAATTTATTTTGTTGCTAATAAAACCAACGCATCGGCTAATGAACCAATAAGTAGAAACCAAGGAGAGCTTGATTTAGAATTAGATGCTGATTTAGCAGAAAGCTATAAGCAAAAAAGATTTACGGGACCATCTAATTGTACAAACATTGGCGGGTTTAGTCAAGGGGAAATGAAAAATAGCAATTTTAATTCTAAAGCTAAAGTAAGCTGTGATCAAGAAGATTGTGATTTATCCGCTGGAACTGGTTTTATAAGTGTTGATTTTATTTTAAATCAATATTCTTTTAATTCATCTAACACTAATGATACTTTAAATTTAAAATGGCCTGCATATTTACAATATCGCTCTGCCGCTGATAGTTTAGCGGGAAATGATAATTGGGTACAAGCTGTTGATATTGAAGGTTTACCTATACAATTTGGAGGGCAACAAAAAAGTGATTATCCTGCAACCTTGCCTAATGATACTAATTCAGTTAGTAATAAAGGGGTTTTATTAAACAAAAATGAAACAAGTTCTCTTAATCTTCAAGGAACTCCAGAGGGTAGTAGTAATACTTTATTTTCAACAGATGTAGCTAATGTTTTTGTACAGGCAAAATCAAGTCAAAATTCATCTAGCTTATCAGCAAAAGCAAATAGAACTTTTGCTATAGGTAAAGATCAAGGATATGAATCGACACCAGATAAATTTGGTGATTACAGATTAATAATAGGTTTTCCATACGGAATTGCTAGCAATGGTAGCGCAAGTGTGCCAATAACAGTAACTGGAACAATCCTTAACCAAGGTGTATGTCCACCAAGCGGAAGTATTTATCATAGTACAGAAATGTTTTCTGGTAAATTTCAAACACAAATAACTTTTGGTGATTTTTATTATCCATCTGCCTATGGCACAGCAACTTCTTTTTCTTATTGGATTTCAAGTGGACAAGCTAATAGAACTACTGCACAAAATACACAACCAATAGCAACAGAAGTATATGCAAGGGAATGGCATTTTAAATATATAACACAACTATATAAAGATCCTAATTTAACAATTCCATTAACTACAGCTAATGGATTAAATCAAACAGCGGGAGGTTTTCATTCGTATTGTGCCGCTACAGATGGGTCTATAAACAGTGAACATGGTAATTCAAATTCTCACACAAATGGAATAGGTCAAACTACAACTTCTACTTATACTGATCAAGATAGAAGATGGACTGCTCAATTTGATTCTAATGGTAAGAAAATTAAACAAACTGCTCAGCCTAATAGAAAAAACCAATAAGTAATTTATACTATAAATAAGTAATAATAATATATGCCTGCAATAATAGAAGTAAAGTATTTTAATAGCTTCATTTTAAGAAAGACGGTTAGTAGCTCAGGCGCTCCAGTATGGAACGGATGTAATGGTACACAGTACCCAATTGGTTCATCTCCAACACCTGCAGATCCTGCTAGCGGTAAAAACTGGAGTATTGAAGAAGCTAGAATACGTGGTGGTTATAATAATACTACCGCAGGATATGGTGTAAAAGCTTATCTTGTAGAAGAAGAACCTAATTCTTCAAATAGAATTAATTCTATGATTTATTCTGGAATATTTAATTCAAGAACAGGAATTAATAACACTAATGTATTTTCAGTAGGTGAAGATATTGTTAAAAGTGTTGACCCAGCTAACGGCTCAATACAAAAGCTTTATGCTGAAGATACAAACTTAATTGTATTTCAAGAAAATAAAGTAAGTAGAGCATTAATTGATAAAGATGCAATATATTCTGCTGAAGGAAACGCAACTGTTACCACTGGACCAAATGTAATAGGACAAGTTCAAGCATTCGGCGGTGAATATGGTATTAGTAGAAATCCAGAAAGTTTTGCTGTTTATGGTTATAGAAAATACTTTACAGATAAAGATAGAAACGCTGTGTTAAGATTATCTAATGACGGTATAACAGAGATTTCAAATTACGGCATGTCTGATTACTTTAGAGATAATTTAAGTACGTTAGATAATAACCAAGGGCTGACTGGTAAGGCGCAGGGGATGTGGGATATATATAATAAAAATTATACATTATCTTTACAGCCCGCAGGAAGTGACAGTTACGGTACATTGTCTTTTGACGAAGGTCCTAAAGGATGGACAAGTTTTTATAGTTATAAACCTACAATGGGGACCAGCTTAAAAAATAATTTTTATACATTCCATAATGGTGCTATTTATAGACATTATGATGCAAGTGTTAAAAGAAATGAATTTTATGGTGTTGTTAAAGACTCATCAGTAAAATTTGTGTTTAATCCTAATGTAAGCATGTCTAAAGTATTTAAGACTATTAATTACGAAGGAAGTAATGGCTGGGAAGTAAATTCCTTTGAATCTGACTTTACAGGCATCGGAAGTCCTATAACAAGAGCAAGTAATACCCAAGACAGCACGACTTTGGTTTATAGTTATAATCAAGGTTCTTACGATAATTATGGCAATGAATATCCAGCCACACTTATACCACCTATTAATTACGCTGGTTTTGTAAGAAAAGAAAATAAATATACAGCAAATCTTATTAATAATAGTCCAGCGGCTGCAGGTGAAATATCTTGGGGCGCAGCAATGACTGGTATTAAAGGTTACTTTGCTACAGTAACAGTATCAACAGACAATGTAACAGATTATGGTGGTGCAAAAGAATTATTTGCGGTATCATCTGATTATGTTGAATCATCTTATTAAATTTAATTAAATGAATCAAATTACTGAAAAAAAAACTGAAATTGAAAATTCAATTAATTTCAGAAAAAATATTTTAGAAATTGAAAAACAAATACTAGACCATCCAAAATCAATTATGGGTGAAGAATTTGATAAAATAAATCCAGTAAAAAGCACTTTTGCGGGCGGATGTTATATTAGAGAAATATTTATGCCAGCAGAACAAATAATAACAACTAAAATACATAAAAAAGATCACCCTTTTTTTGTACAAAGCGGGAAATTATCTATAATATCTGAACAAGGTAAGCAAGAAATAGAAGCTCCTTATAATGGCATAACAAAAGCTGGAACTAAAAGATTAATATATACACATACTGATTGTGTATTTATAACGGTTCATGCAACTGATAAACTAACCGTTGAAGAAGTTACGAAAGAAGTTATTGCTGAAGATTTTAATGATCCTCTTGTTGCTATTAAATAAAATATAACAAAATAATGTATATAAAATGTTTTTAATATTAGAAATTTTAAATAACGATATAGTTAATTTAGCCATTAACTCTTCAGATACCTTAATTAAGGGTACTTTTGGAGCCGCTGCAATTGTGGCTACTATAGGTGCGGCTGTTTCTGTTGGTGGATCATTAATTGCTGCTGGTAAAGCTAAAAGAGAGGCGGAAAGTGCAGCGGGTAAGGCACAAAGAGTAGAAGATGAAATTGAAAGCTTTAAGCGCCAACCAGTAGTAAACCCGTATAGTGGGGTAAAAGACATAAGCGGGATGGCTAAAGATCTTAGTAGTATGATAGACAATCCTTATGAAAATTTAGGTGTTGCTACTACAGCTGCTGAAATTCAAATGGAACAAACTGATATTGCTTTAGCTAATACATTAGACACATTAAGAGCTTCAGGCGCAAGCGCTGGTGGTGCTACCGCTTTAGCTCAAGCGGCTTTACAAAGTAAAAAAGGTGTAGCTTCTTCTATTGAACAGCAAGAGGCACAAAATGAAAAACTAAAAGCCCAAGGTGAATCTGAAATGCAGCGAATGAAAATGGCTGAACAACAAAGAATACAAGGCGTTCAAATGAGTGAAGCCCAAAGAATGCAACAATCAGAAGCTGCTGGTAAAGAATTTGTATATAGAGAAGAAGAAAACAGAGATATGCAAGAGCTTAATAGGTTGCAAAATCAAGCTGATCAACAAAGACAAAATGAAGCAAATCAAAACCAAGCTAAAGCTGCTGCGTGGAGTGCTGGTATTAGTGCTGTTGGAAATATAGGGGCTTCTGCTGCTGGGAATATAGGGGCTTCTGCTGCTGGGGGAATATAACAGGTTAAATAAATAAAAAATAAATGAGTTACGAAAATCCTAGAATAATAATAGATAAATCCGGCATGATATTAGCTGAGGGTATTGCTAATTTTGGTAAATATGCCGCACAAGGGCTTACTAATTATTATGCTAATCGTGAACGTATACAAAAAGAAAATGATGCTAAAGATAATGAGCTCGCTAAAATTTCTTTAAATGCCGGCGAACAAAGACTAAAAAATCAAAGCAATTTTGAACAAAAATATGGCGGTAAAGTTGGGTATGATAAAGCTAAAGAGCTATATAAAGAAAGTGCACAAATTTATGAAAGAGCAAAAATTCGTGCGGAATCAATAACTGATTTAGATGAAATTAATGCATTAAAAGAAACTATGTCTGGAGAACTAAGTTTTCAAAATAACATTAAATCTAACTTAATAAAACTAGCCGGAGAAGTTACTGGTATTCAAAAAGCTTTAGGAGAAGGTAAGGAATATGGATTTAATGGCATAGGGACTCAAGGAAAGCTTGTAACTCAAAGCTCATTAAATACACTTATAGGAGGGCCTGGTTTTTTTACAGGTGCTAGAAATGGCAATTCAATTGATTGGATTTTTGAAGGCGATGTTAATGGACAAAAATATCAAAAAATAATAAACGGAGCTAATTATGCTAATAGTCCAGACGGAATGTCTTATGATATAATTAATCTTTCACAAGAAGGCGCGGAGGCGGTAACGGCTTCTTTATTAGAAAAAAATGGAAATATTAAACAAACTAGTATAATAGGAAATAAGATAATTGATGCCCCTTTGCAAGTTATAAATAAACAAGGAGGCAAAATGCGGGAGCAAGGTGCAACAATGCCCATTGAGATTATAAACATAGATAAAATACTTATTTCAAGACAAGCTGATATTAAGGCGCAGTCTTTTTACAATAGCTTAAATCCATCACAAAAAGAAGATACATTTAATAGCTCTTTTAATTTTGCGTCACCAGATTTAGCCCCTAATGGTTTTAAAAGTTATGAAGATTTTCAAAATAAAACTAAACAAATGCCTCCTAATGAAAGAGTTCAAATTGTTAAAGCTGCTTTAGAACAAACGATTTTAGATGATACATTGAGACAAACTGGGATTGGAACATATCTTGATGCAGAAACAGGACAAGATGTTTATTATAGACAATCTGGACAAATTCAGGCTAAACCTAGTGTTTCTGCTAAAGCAACTAAACAAACTGCAGGTGAAAAAAAGGAAATAACACGTGTTGAAAATCTTCAACAAACCGTAGAAGATATAGATAATTTATTTTTATCATTAGATATTAAAAAGAACCCTGCTGGTATTTATAAAGGTAGTGTTGATATGAATGATTTAGCAACTCAAGAACGTATAATACAAAAAGGCTTTAGCGTTAAATCAGTTACTGCTAAACAAACTGAAGAAGAGAAAGATGAAGGTATTGAACCTGAAATTATTGGTTATGAATTAAAAGACGAAAGTACTGGCAAGGCTTTTGAAGTTCCAGTAAATGTTGCTGCTCCTATATTTATGCAAAAAGTTTTATTAAGCAGAGGGGCAAAAAGACAAGAAGCAGATAAAGTTGGATTTAGCTTTGCTGTAAAACCACAATTACCTTAAATTTAATTTACATGGAAGAATTATTTGAATTCAATGGTCAAGAATATTCATTATTTGAGATTGAAGAAGCTGCTCGAGCTAAACAACTTTCTGTTGATGATTATATAAATCAATATAATATTTCTCGAAAACCGGGAAAGACATCTCCCACAGCACCGGGTGCGGTTGTGGAGGAAACTGCAGCACCCAAAAGTCAAGCTACGGAATTAGCGTCGGTAAATACTTTTTCGGAATTACAACAAAGTGAAAAAGATACTGCAATAGAAAGAGCTTTTGGCAAAAATGAAGTAACAGATTTTTTTGGAGATTTATATAGAGCTGGGATTGCGGGGGCTTTACAGGCGGAAGCGGTTGATCCTAGCTTAGATTTATTCAAACAGGGCGCAGACGCTTCTGAAGAAACTATTAATAAATATATTGAAACAAATCAAAAGATTGCAAGTAAAAACATGGAATCTGACGAAATGAAAAGTTTTAATGAAATTTATGATAAAGAAGGCGGTGGCTGGTGGGGTTTTGTTAAAGGTGTAGCAAACAATCCAACAACATTACCCTCTATGCTAGTTAGCTCTATTGCTACTCAAATAGGGTCTCTTCAATCTGGTGAAGTTGCTGCGGCTGGAACGGCTGGTTTAGTAGCGGGTGCTACTGGAGCGGGATTAGCTTCTGCTGGAGTTTTAGCTGTGCCCGGTGGGATTGCTGGATTAATGGGGGGTACAATGACTGCTATGGAAACTGGATTAACATTTTCTGAACTATTAGCAGAAGAAGTTGGTGATGATTTAACAAATGAATCTGTAAAAAAAATATTAGGCAATCCTGAAAAGCTCGCTGAATTAAAAAACAAAGCACTAGGTAGAGGTGTTGCTATTGGTGCTATTGAATTAGCAACCATGGGTATTGCTAAAGGGGTTGGAGGAAAGATTGCTAAAGCAGGCTTTAGAGGTGCCCCTACTTTAGCAGCAACAACAGCTGGTGGTATTGAGGTTATTGGTGGAGGAACAGGTGAAGTAGCTGGTAGATTTGTTGCCGGGCAAGAAATGGATGTAGCTGAAATTGGTTTTGAAGCATTTGCTGGACTTGGAAGCGCACCAATATCTATGGGAGGGCAATTGGCTAATCTAAACACTAATATTGATAGGGTTAAGATTAATAAGCAATTAAAAAATACTTCTTATAAAAATATTGCAGAAGCTTTTGCCCCTGAAGCAGCAACAACAGAAACGGAGATTAATATAGCTAAAATTAAAAACTCCTCTAAAATACTAGATGAGCAAGTAAATAATCTTGTTAAAAATACTGAATTAACTCCTGAAGAGGGCCAGGTTATTAAAAATAATTTCAGAGATACTCAAGGGGCTGTTAATAGATTATCTAAATTAGAGTTAAATGCTGATAACGAAATAGAAGCTATAGCATTATTAAAAGAAGAGCAAACATTAAAACAAAAAATTAAATCAGTTGACCAAGCTAGTTTAACTACAATAGAAGCAGAAAGAGTTAGTGAAATCAATAATAGATTAAAAGAAATAGTAACTGTAGATAGAGAAAAAAAACTTAAAGAAAATGTAGCTTTCACCACAAAAGCAGGTGCGGTTTTTGGTCTTAAAACTAAAGTAATTCCATCTAAAAAACAATTTACTAAAAAATTCGGTAAAGAAGCGGGTAAAGCTGATGGGTTTATTGAAAAAGGAATTATTTATATTAATGAAGAGGTTGCAAAAAACACTGATGCAATTACAGTAGGTAGCCATGAGCTACTTCATGGAATATTAAATATTGCTTTTAAAAGCAAGGATGCTAGCAAATTAGTAAATGATTTTAAAAATAGATTAAATGAAAGTCAATTAAATGCTATAAATGAAAGATTATTTGCTACTGATGCTAAAGGTAAAAGGCTATATAGCGATGAATATTTAAGTGCTAACCCAGACGAATATTTAACAGCTTTTTCTGATGCTATTGGGAAAAATGAAATTGCTTTTGAAGAAAATGTATTTACTAAAATAGGAGATTTTATAACACCTATATTAAGAAAATTAGGATTTGCAAAAATTAAATTTAACACTGGTAAAGATGTATATAATTTTTTAAGGGAATATAATAAAAGCATTAAAGAAGGTAAATTAAGTGAAGATATTGCAAGTTTAGCAGATCAACAAATCGAAACTGGTAAAAAGTTTTCTAAATCTGATATAAAACAAAGTTTAGATACATTTGTACAAACACCAGAAGGAACTAAAAAATATAATACTAAAGAAGAATTTCAAACTTCTAAAGATTATATAAAAGCTTATGAAGCTATTACGCAAAGCAATTTATTAGATGGTGTTATAATGCAAGGTATGACCGAAAAAGGCTTATCTGGGCAATCTATGGCTAATTTTATAGATAATGTAAAAGATAATTTAACAGAGCGTTTTGTTAAAAACTTTGATCCTGCTAAAAATGATAGTTTATTTGGTTGGCTATTAGGTAAAACTCCTATTGTAGAAAAAGCGCAATTGGATGTTATTGCTACTTATACAAAAAAGACAGCTAAAGAGTCTATTGAAAATGAAGTAGATGGTAGAACCGTAGCTAGAAGTATAATTGATGAGGGCCCTTCTGTAGAAGAAATAGTAGACAGATCTATTGAGCAAACCGATAGAGCTCCTAAGTCTAAATTAAGAAGAGAATTAAAAGTTGATGACAAAATTGGTATTGAACAACCATTAATAGATAAAATTAAAGTAAGTGTTGAAGAAACGTTTAAAGATGGATTACCAGATGTTAAAGATAAAACTTTCCGTAAAAAACTAATTAATCAGTACAGGGTCAAACTTAAAGCTCCTATAGCTAAATTAATAGGTGGAGGTAAAAAATATAAAGATTTTTTAACACAAAATAAAGAAACTTTATTAACCAATTTGCCTATATCTTATTGGGTTCAAATAGAAAGAACAACGCCTGAAAATGAAAGAATATTTTCAGCGCCAGTAAAAAGATTAACTACTCAAAAAGAAATTGATAAAGCAAACCAAAACGGTTTATTGTACGTTGAAAACGAAGCTGTGGGTCCAATGCTTTACCGAAAATTAATGCCAACTGATAAACAGTTTTTAGATTTTTATGGTGTTTCTGATGATGTTAACTTGGGTTCTACAAAAGGAACCAGAAAAGATGAGTTAGCTAGGATTATTGGTGTTACTATGGCTGCTGATATGACGCCTACTGTTATAAGAGAAAAAGCAGCTGAAGGTAAGGTTACCCAACAAGAACAAGCGAAAATAGCAGAAAAAATACAAAGAGATCCAACTCTTAAATTTAGTTTAAGTTCAAAGGAAAAAAATGCTATAGATAAAATTATAAATACATTACAAAGTGATATTTTAAAAAATATAGAATTTGAAAGTGTAAATTTTACGGATGATTTAAATCTTTTTATTCTTAATAAATTTAATGAAGGAATAGAAGAAAATTTAAATTTAAATAAAATATTAGAAAATGTAATTACAGCAACAAATAGTTTTATAACAGATAAAACTGGTAAAAATTTAATTTCAAAAGCTGTTTTAGATACTAATGGTAAATTAACTAGAAATTACTTTTTAAAAATAAAACAAGCGACTGGAATTGCCCTTAAAAAAGAAATTGCAGAATTAGGTTACTCTTCATCAAAAGAATTACTTGGAGATCGTTTAAAAAACGCCTCAAAAAATGAGCGCCCAACAATAATTTTAAATTGGTTTATAAATGAATCAAAAGCAATTACAACATTTAATGGGCTTACTAATATAACAAAAATTCAAGATATTTATAATGAAGTAATTGAGTCTGAATTAAAAAAATACAACATAGAAGGTTTTAAGGTAAATAAAAATCCAAAAGGCGCGGGTAAAAAATTATTTTTTAATAACATACCTATTGATAGATATAAATCAACAACTGATATAAAAAGAAACTTTGCTGAATATATACTTCAAATAAATAAAGAAGCTAATGATGCTAAAGCGTATGTTTTAGGAATATTAGATTATTATAAAGATAATAATTTAATTAATGAAGGTAAAGCTCATATAAAGCTTTTAGCTAACGACCAAATTGGTGCTTTAAGAAAAATAGCGAAAGCTGGTATGTATGTTGAAAATCTTTCTACTAAAGAAACAACTTTAGAGCATCAAACCCCAGTATTACAAATAACATTGGATTCTAATAATTTTTTAGATGGAAAAATATCTCGCGAACAATTAGAAAAAGAATTTGATAATGCTCAAGTAAATTTAATTACAAAAAGAGTTGATAAAGCTCTTACAGCTGCAAACTTAAAAAGTAGCGGTAAAGATAGAATGCTGAATTCTTTAGTTATTAAAGCTGTTAAGCAAGATATAAAAGAAGGCGTTATATATAAAAATATTAAAAGCGTATATAAAGAAAACCAAATCAAATTTTCTAAAACATTAAGTCAAGATTTTAATAAAATTATTGAAGATAAAACTGGTATTGCCGCTGATGAGGTTTATAAAAAAGCTAAAGCAGAGGTTATAGGAGCAAGCAAAGGCAAATGGAAGTTTTTTATTCCTCCTGGTGCTGAGGATTTTGTAGGCTTATTATATGCTACATTGGGGAAAGATAAATTAGGCGACCAGCAAATGGCGTGGTATAAATATAATTTATTAAATCCTTACACTGACGCTCTTAATAATATAACTCGTGATCGTGTACAATTAGCTAAAGACTTTAAAGAGCTTAAAAAGCAATTAAAAATTGTACCTAAAAACTTACGTAAAAAATTACCAGGTACTCAATATTCTCAGCAAGATGCAGTTCGTGTTTATATTTGGAACAAGCAAGGTGTTGACATGCTTACTGAAGAAAACGGCATGGATAAGGCTGATTTAGATCAATTAATTGAGTTTGTTGAAAAAGATCCTAATCTTTTGAAATTTGCGGATCAATTAATGGAAATAACGCAAGGAGAGTACGCTTCTCCTGGTGCAAAATGGTGGAACTCTGGCACTATTGATGCAGATTTATTAAAAACATTAAGCACAACAAGAAGAACAAAATATTTAAAAGAGTCTGGATGGACAGAAAATGTAAACGCTATATTTTCAAAAGATAATTTAAATAAACTAGAGGCTGCTTATGGTAAACCTTATAGAATAGCTTTAGAAAACATTCTTGGAAGAATGAAAAGCGGTAGAAATAGAAGCTTTGGTGGAGATGCTTTAACTAGTAGATTTACTGATTGGATTTCCAATTCAATTGGTACTATTATGTTTTTAAATTCAAGATCAGCTGTACTTCAAACAATTTCTGCTGTAAACTTTATAAATTGGAGTGATAATAATGTATTAGCTGCTGCTAAAGCATTTTTAAACCCAAAACAATGGACTAAAGACTTTATGATGCTTATGAACTCACCGTTCTTAGTTGAAAGACGTAATGGTTTAAAGATCGATGTAAACGAATCTGAAATCGCAGATCTAGCCAAAACGTCTACTAATAAAGCTAAAGCAATCATGGGTCAACTATTAAAGGCTGGTTTCTTACCTACACAAATTGCAGATAGTTTTGCAATTGCATCAGGGGGAGCTAGTTTTTATAGAAATAGATTTAATTCTTTAGTTAAAGAAGGATATACAAAAGAAGAGGCTGAAGCAATAGCTATGCGTGACTTTAGAGAAACAGCAACTGAATCTCAACAATCTTCTGATCCTTCACGTATTAGTCAACAGCAAGCGGGACCATTAGGACGCATTGTATTAGCTTTTGCAAACACTCCAGCTCAATATGCTAGATTAACTAAAAAAGCTGTTATGGACATTAAGAATGGCCGTGGTGACCTTAAAACAAATGTTTCTAAGATTATATATTATATGGTTGTTCAGAACATTATATTTACCGCTTTACAGCAAGCATTATTTGCTGTTGCATTTGGTGATGATGAAGAAGAAGATGAAATGAATAAAAAATATATTCGCATGGCTAATAGCATGTCGGATAGTATTTTAAGAGGATTAGGGTTTGCTGGTGCTGCTGTTTCTGTTGCTAAAAATATAGCTATTAAAATAGCACAAGAATCTGATAAAAAAGCACCTAAGTTTGAAGAAGCTGCTTGGAAGTTACTTGAAATATCACCACCAATATCATCTAAGATTTCTAAATTTAGATCAGCTGGTAGACAAATTAGTTGGAATAGAAAAGAAATACGAGAAAAAGGTTTAAGTTTAGAAAACCCTGCCGCTATGGCTGGTGCTCAAATTATAGCTGGGGCTACTAACTTACCTGTTGATAGAGCATTAAGAAAAATAGATAATGTACAAAATGCTTTATCTGAAGATGCTGAAATGTGGCAACGAGTTGCTTTATTATCAGGATGGCAAGATTGGGAAATTGGTATGGATGACAAAAAGAAAAAGAAAAAGAAAAAGAAAAAATCAACAACAACTAGAAAATCAATAAGATAAACCAAACTATGAGCACAATAACAATTACATTAAGCATTTTTACTGTATTATCCCTTTTATTAAATTTTTATTTAATATCATTATACACTGGTAAAATACAAGACAAAGATAAAGATATGATTGCGGATGCGGCTGAAGAGGCTGTTGCTGAAATTAAATCAAGAGCTGAAAACGTTGTAAAAGAAATTAAAGACGTAGGAGATGCTATTAAAGAAGTTGGTAATCAAATTGGAGATATACCTTCTGCAGCAACTGGTAAACAAAGATCTGGAAGAAAAAAACAATAAAACATGAAATTACCTAAAAACGGAGTAGCAAAAGAATTACGTTCTTATAGTGGGGCATTATTAATATTTTTCTTTATAGTAGCTTTAGTTGTAGTATTTATTCAATATCCAGTTTTAGAATCTAATAAAGAAGTTGTAATGATGCTCGTAGGTACACTATCAGCTAGTTTAGCTATGGTCATAAGCACTATTACGGGTTCCAAGCCTGATGATATAAATGCACTTAAAGCAACAATTGAAAGGAAAGAAGATCAAATTGAATTATTAGTGGCAGCTAAAGATAATCTTGAAGATATGATTATTAATTTGCAAAAGCAAATGTTAGAAAATCAGGATAATATGATGGATAAATTCATATTAAAAGCTGCAATGGATTTTGATGACAAAAAAAAAGAGGTAGAACGCTAATTCTACCCCTTTAAACAAACAACTATTTGTAACAACAAATACAAAACATAGCGTGAATATACAACTTATTCGCGCTATAAAAATAATTATTTACTTTTTTTATCCATCACAGGATATACAATCTGGATCCATTGCTTTTGCAGCAATATCACCTCTTAATACAGATTCAGTTCTCATATAATACAAAGTCTTAATACCACGTTTCCATGCCTCTAAATGCACTTTATTAAGCCATTTAGGATCCGCTACAGAAGGAAACGCTAAATTTAAACTTACTGATTGATCTATATAATCTTGACGTATACCAGCTTGATTAACTAATTCTAATTGATTAATCTCTTTAAATGTTTTAAATACATTTTTTACAGACTCACCATCTTCTTCGGTAAGTCTTCCTTGGTGATCATAATTCCATCCATCGAGCTCTTTAATGTCTTGAATGGATCCACCATCTTCCAAAATCTTATCCCAAGTTTCTTTACTATCAATTCCAATTTTTCTTAATACTTTTTTAAGTTCTTTATTTTTTCTAATAAACGTGCCTTTAGCAGATTGCTCTGTAAATACGTTTGCAGCCCAAGGCTCAATACCAGGTGAAACATTACCTGAAAGTTTACTGTTAGATACGGTAGGCGCAATAGCTCTTAAATGTGTATTACGCATTCCAGTACCTACACACCATAAAGGTTCACCATAAGTTTCAGCTAAATCTCTTGATGCTCTTTCAGTTTCAATTTTTAATTTTGAAAAAATTTCTCGCGTTTTGAATTGTGCTAATAAACCTTCGAAAGCAATTCCGTTCTTTTGTAACAGACTGTGCCACCCAAGGACACCCAACCCAAGTGCCCGACCTTTTTCCGCACTGCGTACAGAGTTCTCGAATCCCTTCATATTCTTTGCCTTCTGGATAAATTCTTCGAGCACACCGTCTAGGAACCATGTCGCGTCGTATATCAAATTCGTGTTCTTCCATTCGTCGTATTTATCTAAGTTAAGAGAAGATAAGCAACACACAAAAGAGTGTGATTCGTCTGTATGTAATGCAATTTCACTACATATGTTTGTCATATGAACTTTGAGCCCATTTGATTTGTATGCTTTTGGGTTATTTTTGTTTGTATTTCCCTTAAAGAGGATATAAGGCTCTCCAGTTGCTTTACGCTTTTGTAATAGTTTCCCCCACTTGCGTCTAGCTTCTGTATCTCCTTGTTCAAGTCTTCGCATAAACTTGTCACCGACCACAGCGCACTGGTGTAGATTGAGGGACTGCCTATTGACATCTCCTTTAGGTTCTCTGATCTCCACCCATTCTTCAAAGTCGGGGTGATCAATATTGATGTTAACTGACGCAGCTCCTCTGCGGACAGATCCTTGATTAGTGGCAAGTATTGTTGAATCGTATATCTTGCAAAACGGGACCACTCCATCACTTGTTCCATTACCTGTAATTTTAGCACCAGCGGGTCTTATCATATTAATCCCTATGCCAACACCGCCTCCATGCTTGGCTAAGAGCATCATTTCTAAATTCTTTTGTCCAATATCATTTATACTATCAGCAACATCAATCCCAAAACAACTAATAGGTAAACCTCGATCTGTACCTGTATTAGACAACACTGGTGAGGCTAAACACAGCCAACCCCGCCATATGTAATCAAAAAACTTTTCAGCTAATTCTGGCTTGTATAAACGCTTAGCTACCGCGGTTGAAACGCGCATATAAGCATCTTTAGGTGATTCTCCTTGAAATAAATAACCACCTGTAATTGTTTTTTTATAAACTTCAGTATCACCCCACACTGGATAATCCTCACCTTTTACCCATTCATTATTCCACATTTAAATCTAATTTTTTTTCTTGTTGTTTTTTATTTGCTTCTTCTAATTGTTTTGTTAATTCAATTATTGCATCGTCATAACCAGGCATTAATTTAACCGCCTCTAGTGTGCCTACACTTAAATCTTTTAAGTTATATAATTCAGTTATTAATTGTTTAACAATATTTTCTAAACCATTTACCTTATTAACTAATTCTACTAATTTTTGTTCTTTCATTTCATTTTATTTAATAATTTTTATTAGGTTTTAATTATTATAAATAATACATTCATAATAACTAGTACACGTAATTGTTTGGTCTCTATTTGTTATGCAGTGTTTTGCAACTTTAATACAATCTTCTTCTATAATATCTTCTGCCGTACAACTTAAAAACAAAAATAAAAATAAACTACCAAATATCTTCAAAATCTTCTCCTTCATTTGCTTTTGAATAATCAGTTGGACGTACAGCAAAAAAATCAGTATGGGTATGACCACCAGTAAGATGGTAAAACCAATCGAGATTACTTGATGCTTTTTTGTTAAATTCAAAGTGCTGCCCGAGGTCGAAGTAACCAAGCTCTTGTAATTTTTCGTTAAGTCTTTTTCTAATAAATTGCTTAAGATCGTAGGCTTTAATTCCTTCAACGTCTCCGGCTTCAAACATTCTGTCAATATATTTTTCTTCTGCCTTAAGCATTGCTGTCGCCGCATCAATAATATCTTTTCTACAATCTTCTAATAAACTTTTATCTTCTTCGCACATATGTCTAAAGAGTCTACAGCCCATTTTAGAATGTAATGATTCATCCCTTACACTCCATTTCATTTGTTGCCCAATCCCTTTAAGGAGATTACGTAATTGAAAACTATAAAGAACAGCAAAAGCAGAGTAGAGGCTAACTCCTTCTGCAAAAGCACTAAAGATTGCAAGGCTTCTTGCGATTCTGGTTTTATTATTTCCATCATAACTAACTAAATTATCAAATCGTTCCATTGTTGCTTCATCTTGAAGAAAGGCTTCAAAATCTTCTAAGCCAAGTGTTTCATTTAAATAGCTATAAGCTACAGCGTGAATTGTTTCTTGAGAACCAAACATCATAGCCATTTGTTGTATTTCGTGTTTTGGAAACCAACCAACTACTTTTTGTGTCCAATAATCACTAACAGCACATTCTGTTTGTGCAAATCCTAGTAGTATATTACCTACTAAGCTTTTTTCTTCAGGTGTTAATTTCTCATTCCAATCCTTAACATCACCTGACATTGGTATTTCGGTATGCAACCAGAATGCCTGAGCTTGTTTAAGCCATCCCTCAGTATAGTACTCTGGGTACTCAAATGGTTTGTACGCAATTCTTTCATTAAATAATCCCATTAATTTTTATAATATATAGTTAAACATAATTCTACAAAAGGTATATATAAAACATGGTCTGTTGATTCGTTTTCTACATAGCTTCTAATTCCTAATAAAACACCAGGATATAATCCAACACTAATTTCCCAGCCTGTCATCTTCCTTGTCCTTTATATTGTTTAGTATAATTTTTACTTGTTTTTAAGTTAGAAGTTTTAGATTTAGCATGTACTCCTGGTCTTTTAACCCTTGTATTACTTTTATAATTATTTGATATTACTTTAGCCATAGCATTTTATATTATATTTATCATGTATCTCAACTATTTCTTTGTATTTTACATATCCTCTATTTTGGATAGACCACTTAATCCATTTTTCAATCTGCCTTTCGGCATATCTAAGCCGAGCTACTTTTTTTTCTTGCTCAGGATTATTTCTACTACTCTGTCGCATTCTTTTTGATTTTGTGGTTTATATAAAGTATACTGGGGAAATTGCTCAGTAACTAATTTTTTAAACAGTTTCCACCTAATTGGGAAAGATTCATTAGCTCTACCTTTTGTTTCTATTATAAAATCTTCACCAATAAAATCAGGTGTATACTTAATAGGTAATATTCTTTTACTACCTCTATTAATTAATTCCCCTTTGCCATTAGCTTGTCTTTCATAAGATTCATTTTCAAAATGAAATCCATTAATTAAAACAAACGTTTCACCTTCATATTTATTTTTAATCTTTGCTTTTTTTAAAGCAGTATACATATACTTTTCTAAGCCTGAAGCAAAGTCAATCCCGTCAAAGCTAACTTTTTTAGCTCTAACAGGACCCCTTTTTCTTCTTCCTTTTCTATTTCTATTAAGCATCTTCTTCAAAGTCTTTTAATAGCTTTTCTTCTAAAGCTGTAGTAGATTCCATCTTGAGCTTCTGAATATAATTAACTGCATCCATTAATTCTTCTTGCAAATGATTAAGCCATTTATGCAAATTAGGTTCATCATCATGAAGAGTAACACCATATTTTTTATAACCAACATCTGAGCGTTGTTGAAACTTTTCAACTACATCTTGTATTACTTTATCTCTCATAGCGTATTTTTTACAAATGTACCATTAACCATCTTGCCTTTACGATTAGATATTTCGTCATAAGCAGACTGAATACAATCTTCAATATTGTGTCCTCGTAACTTAGCTAAATTAGTTAATACAACGACCATATCTCCTATAGCATCAATAACTTCTGGTTCGTCATTTTTTAATATAGCTTGAGCTAATTCACCTGACTCTTCCATAAGTTTTATATATTGAGTTTTAAAATCTCCCTTATCATATAAACCACGTTCTTGTGCCCACCCTCTAATGAGTCCAAATATGTTTTCTTTGTCATATAGTGGTTCTGCCAAAAAAGCTTCATAAAAAGCTTTATTATAAATGTACGTACGGTTATCATTATACATTGATTTTTTAGCATTAGCTTTTATCCAATTAACAGATTTTTTTGTTAATTCAAATTCACCTAATGATGTTTCCCATTTAAATCCAATATCACTATCTAAATTAGCTTTTAACTCTACGATAGAGTATGGAAAAGTTGACGTTTGTTCTGTAGCATTAATTTTCATTTTCTTAAATAAATTTTTATATAATTTTCTATCTACTCTATAGCCATAAGACTTTTGAAGTTCTATTTCCTTGTGAGATATATAATCTATATCATCAGAAGAATCAAGAACTTCATATTCATTAGGCTTATAACCCTGCGCAAGCGTAACTCTACTTTTTAAATTACGTGCGACTCCTATTTTTTTACCGAATATGTGATAAATATAATACATATTAATTATAAAGTTTATTGTATCTAGCAACTACGTAAATATAGTCAATATTCTCTGCAATACCAAATCCAATGTACTCACAATCTTCACAAATTATTTGTTTGAATGTTTCTTCCTCATTATATCTTATTGCCCAACCTATAGATGCATCTAATAAGTAATCTTCAATTTTTATATTTTCTCTTTTTTTATAATAATAAATTAATTCTCCTTTATCATCATCGCTAAATTCAAATTTATTTGTTTCAGCTAAATATATTGCCCATACTTTAGCGGATTCTGCTAATGAATTATCGTATTTTAATTTATTTAAATCATGAAAAGACCTAATATCGTTTTGAAATGTTAAGGCTCTTTTATGATCTAATTGCCCAAAGGACATTAAAGGAAATAATAATAATAATGTAAATAATAAATTTTTCATGTTTTTTTGGTTTATTTGGTTAATTATATCTTTACTTTTTTTACTTAGCCATTCTCCTGGATAATTGGTTTTTTTAAACCAAATGTCATCCGACTGAGAGTGGGGCTTTGATTGCTTTGTGTGATTCATAGTTATTTAATTTAATCATATTATGTGTTGGTATAAAAACAAAATCTCCTGCACCTTTAACTAATTTTAAGCCAAAGTCAACATCTACTGTTGGGAGTTTTTTAGGTTCTCTTGCTAATTGCAAGCTCGCTTGATCTAAATGATTATTATATAAATGACAATCACCTAATTGACCAATTAAAGTTCCGGGCTCGTAGTCAAATCCCTTAGCTAACATCAATAATAATAATCCATACATAGCTATATCATAAGGTAAGCCTAAAAATATGTCTACTGATCTTTGTTGCCACATTAAATCTAGTTTACCATCATTTATATAAACTTGAAAGCTGTAATGACAAGGAGGGAGTGCCATATCATTGAGGTCACCAGGGTTCCACGAATTAACCATAAGTCTTCTTGAAGACGGGTTAGATGTGATTTCTTGAAGTAAACTATAAAGCTGATCAACGCCATTACTATTTCTCCACTGATAACCGTAAACTTTACCAAGTGTTCCGTCAGTTCTACCGCTTCTGGTATAGTCTGCATCCCAATAAGTGAGATTGTGATTATGCAAATATTGCATATCTGTGCGACCTTGTAAGATCCATAATAATTCCGTAACTGCATTTTTAAAATATATTTTTTTAGTTGTTAATAATGGAAAACCTGCACGCATATCATGTCTTATAGTTCTACCAAATACTGATCTTGTGCCAGTGCCCGTGCGGTCTTCTTTATCTTTGCCTGCGTGAAATACTCCAGAGAGTAATCCCCTATATTCTTCATCTATATTTATCATAATAAAATTTATACATTAAATAAAATTCATACCATATTTCTTTTGGTCCATAAACATTAGGAGACTTATACCATCTGCCATTATTAAAAACCTCTAAATACCATTCTTTAGGGTTTGGGCCCTGAGTTGCTGGCTTAGGTGAAATTCTAATGTTATTGTTAACTCCCCAAGCATACCATTCATTTTCATTCTTAGAAGTCATATATTCTGGCATCCAAATTGTTTCTTTTCTTTTAGCCATTTATTCCCAAGGCATTTTTTCCTCAGTTAAATCTAAAGGCTCATGCGGTATAAAGCAACCTGATTTTGGTTCCCATTTAAAATGAGCTTCAGCACCATTTTCGCCAAGGTTTTGAAATTTGACTTTCAATATTTTAGCTTTAACAGTTCTTTGCTCATAGTCTCTGTGAACTAATATGCCATGGTAGCTGGCATCATACCATTCACCTCCACCTTTAATATTATACATTGTAGGCTCTTCAATCCGCCCATTAGCATCTTTATACATTTTAGTAGGGTGTGCAACCACAATAACTAAAACATCATATTTTTTTGCGAATATCTCTATTTTAGATAAGTAATCAAGAGTATATACATTAACATCACCAGAAGCATCATTAGATCTTACTTTATTAAAAGGGTCTATAACTAAACATTTAATTCCTTTGCGCTTTACCAACTCAGCACCTTTACGTAATACAGCCTCTAAACTGTATTTATCCATATCAATAAAGAAAAAATTATCATTAATATGTTCTGCTACTTGATTCCATTTATCTGTACCAATATCCTTTTTAGATGGCATGTCTTGCCACACTTTTCTCATTAATTTATGAGCATGCAAATATGTTGGTGCATTTTCAGGAGAAGCAAAAGCTGTTTTCCATTGATAATTTATATTATATCCAATAACCATTTGATCAACAAAATCGGACTTCCCACTAGAAGGAATACCAGTAACAGTAATAAACTGACCAGTGTAAGTGCTGAAAATGCTATCGAAATTAGGTAATCCAACTTGGAAACCGGGTTTAAAACCATTTTCAACAAAATCTGTAATTTCCGCTTCAATGTCCCTGAACGTTGTAACGTTTTCAAGAGGGACTGGTTTTGCTTTGGCAATACGCTTTGCCAATTCTTCTTTTCCATATTTTAATAAATATTCATTTGCGTCTTTACAATCTTCAAATGTAGCTAAATAACATATCTCAGCACCTAATCTTCTAACTAACTCTTGTTGTAGAGCTTGTCCAGCATCATCATCATCAACTGCAATTATTATTTTATCTTTATCAGTAAAATAATCTATACAATTATCTAGATAGTCAAGGTTATTGTTATTTAAAGTTGCGCCATTAGGTACAGATACTACATTTTCAATTCCCGCTTCGTGCAAGCTTAGTACGTCCATTTCACCTTCAACTATAACACAGTATTCATATCCTACAACGCTATTTATGTTGTAAAATACTTTTTCCGCTCCTTTATATAATTTAAAGTTTTTGCGGCCATCTCTATATTTGACGTTTATTAATTGATCTCCTATGAAATAATTAAAGTGTATTGCATTTTCCATTTGACCAGTCTGTGGCATAAATTCAGCACCTTCAGTAACCTTAAGTTCCTTTAGTGTGTTTTTAGATATACCTCGACCATTAAACCACTTTTCTACGTTAGTACTCACCTCTTCAATAAAGTCAGGCGTAGTTGGCCTAACGTATATTTTATCTGATGAACCTTTACGTTGGTATGAATGTAGTTGAAATGTTTTGTTGCAATTGTGACAAGTACCAAGACCACGTTCCCAATCATAAGAAGCACAGTTTGCTTTCTGATTTTTAGGTTGTCTATCTAAAGAGCACAGGGGACAAATCCCCTGCGTTTTCCCTTCTGGTAGACCATGTTGATTGAATTTATCAATCAAAAATCCATTGATCTCCGTTGTGTTCATTTAATTTAATTTAAAATGGTAAATCTGGTGTTGATGGTGGTTGTGGTACAGCTGCATTAATTTGTTGTTGCATGCCTTGATCTTGTCTAGGCGCCGCTTCAACTTGACCATTAGTCCAAACAATTTTAATGTTTCCTAAGTAAGTTTTAGGTGCTTTAGCATCTCTTTCTTCTTTAGTTTGTTCAACGATAATAGGCCCTTGATTGCCAAATTGATCTATTTCATCGTTAAAAGTAATTGTTACCGGAAGGTATTGTCCTTTCTTACCTGCGATAATCTTGTCTTTTGGAATTGCACTTAAGTTAATGCTTCCTTTTAATATTCCTGCCATTGTTAAAGGGTTTTAGTTAAAAAATATTGTGAAGGGTCAAATCCTTCGGTTTTATAAAATAATTCATAAGCCTCTGTAGCTCTCACTACTTTATCAGCTCCTGACTCGTAAAATCTGTCTGAACAATCAAAGATACCAATTTGTTGTGTATTTTTATCTACAACTATAAATAAAAAATCATATCCAAACATTTTTCTATAAATGTAAGCCTGACTATCATAATTATATTTAGATGCACTCCATTTAAATTTTGATATATCATTTGTAGTTTTTAAATCTATAATTAACTTTTCATCATGATTAATAATATCAGCTTTACCTTTCCACATATTGCCTTGTAATTCAACAATACCTGGTACTTCATAATCATTATTTGGATTTTGTATAAAGTCTTTACAAATTTGATTATCAAACATTTTATCTCTAAGCATTTCAACCATATCTACTTCATGTTGTAACAAACATAATTCTCCTTCAGATATTTCTTTATATACTTTAGTATTTCTATTTGATGATTGAACAACTTTATATTTTTTTAATTTATCTGGTTCTAATATACAAGTGTGAAAATATCCTCCAATTAAAAAAGCTGAGGATGCTTGTGATGGCTTTTTAAAATCCAAAGGATTATTAAGTAATGCCATTATATCAGAATTACTTAAATATTGCCTACCAAATTCTCCATAGTAATGCTCATCTTCTTGTAATTTTTTTAAAATTTTATTTTTATCCATTTTTTAATATTTTCAACATAGTTGGGCTAATAGTGTATTTTTCATGCAATGTTTCTATAGAACCTCCACTTGCTAAAAATTTCTTAGCTTGTTCAATGTTATCCATATTAATTTCAGGTTTAGCCGTATTTCTAACTAAATTACTTTTAGGTTGGTTGCCTCCAGTATTTGTTGCATCAGAATCAGCCGTATCATCAATAAGTAATAAATTACCTAATGAATATTTTTTAGCATAACTAGATGCAGAACCAAACTGTTGAGGTACTTGCATACCTTTTTGATTTAAATCTACACCAACAATTGCTTCAGCTTGAATAGAATCACCATCTTTAGCATCAACTATTTTAGCCGTACTTTTAATAATAGGCATAGGATCACTTGCAATTAGCTCTTCGCTAATCGTAAAATAGACTCCATGCTTTTTATTCATAGGTTTTAATGCTTCCAGAATGTCCTCGGCAGATCTAAAGTTGTACTTACCGAATGAGTTGTAACGAGATTTTTTTGCTTTAAAATCTTGTTGAATTGAACTTAGTTTTTGTTTAATACTCATAATATATATATTACATGTTAGGGTTAAAATTTACTTGTTTATTACTATGTAACCTACAGGAAATCAAGTACTTGGCCTGCATCTACATTTTCTATTAATTTATTTATTGCTTGCTTTTTTAACTCTGATATTCTTACGTATGCACTAGGACCATCAATATTTAATATTTCAGCAATTTCATTAGCTGAATGTTTATCGCAATCTAATCCGTAAGATAATCTTAATACTTCAAACTCTTTTTTATTTAAATGTTTTTTCAGTAAGCCTTCTAAATATTTATTCATTAAATTAATATTATATGGTTCAGCTTGATCTGGTATTTGATAAACCATATTTTCATCATCTAATGAAACAGCTTGTTCTTCAATACTTAAAAAAATAGAATTAAAAAACATTGAAACCATTTTTTCATTCTTACCGTTATCTTTTCTTATTTCATTTAACTTATGTTCCGGTATTCTTATATCTCCTCTATTTATATCTATAGCTCTTCTAATTGCACCTTTAATTCTTTTTGATAAAAATGATTTAATAGTTTTCTCTGGGTCCGTTGATTCCACAATGGTTTCCCATATTATTTTATCAGCAGCATTTATTAAACCTTTTGAACCTTCTTGAATTAAATCAGTAATATCCATAACGCCTGAAGCTTGTTGTGAAGTAGCAAATTTTCTTGCAATATTTTCAACTAATGGCAAAAATGTTATTATAAGCTCATCTCTAGTATATTCATTCAATTGTTTATTTTCTATTAACCTTATTGAATTTAATACATCTTCCTTATATCTTACATAGTTCTGTATATTATATTTTTTCATAACTCATTTAATAATTCTTTTTCTTTATTCAATTTATCGTTCATGTTTCGATATATTGTTCTAGTAGATACATCTAATATATTTGCGATCTTTTTTATTGTAATCCTTTCATTACCGTCATGAAGGTACAACATTGTTTCGTAAATATCACTATGATCGGCTTTTTTTATTTTTCCAATCAATTTACCTACTATTGACATCTTTTCGGATATAAGTAATCCTGAGTTGTCTTTAAAGATTATTTTTCTGAGTTTATTTTTTGGTGGTTCTTCTAAATCATGCAGCATTACGTGGGTAATAATTTCCCTTATAACTTTTTCAGGAGTAAAAAATGTAACAAATCCATTTTCCTTATCTGTTATAAAATAAATTATATCTTCAAATTCCTCTTTATTTAGTTGAGGATTTAAATACCATAATACTAAAACATGCCATTTAAGTGACTTATAAGTTGTTATTTTAGCTTTGCTTCTAAATAACTCATAACATTCATAAGTGCCTTCTTCATAAAAATTACCCCAATCAAAAGATATAGTTGGTACATCTGTTATAGGATTTCTCCTGTACACTATTCTTTTATTGTCAAGATATTTTGTATTTCTATGCGACATTAGCTTATTACTATAATATTATAACGATCTATCGTCATACTCTGGATAAATAACTTCGTATGTTATTTCTAAATCATTTAATTGCTGTTGATTTAATTGCATAAGCAATTCTTTTACTCTTCCCATTTTGTAATTTTTACATTTTCCCATTTACCACCCTTACGTGTTGTATTTACTAGAAAATCAATGCGTTTAGTAAAACGTTTATTCATTCTATCTTCTATGTTCCATATACCATCAAGATCACCCGCTCCTGTTACTTTAACTTTACTACCTAAAGTAAACCCTAAGCTTTCAAGATCTCTTGATACAGCTATTATATTATGTTTACGCGGATTTTTCAAATCAATCTTAAACATACTTGCAGTCGTATCTGGTGTTGAATCAGTTTGTCCTTCAACGGCGTGATATATTGTAGCCGTAACTTGCTGTTCAGTATTAATAAATACAACAAGTGTGTATAGCATAATTAAACGAAGCATAATTTTTCTTCTAGTTTAGATATTCTTTCTTCCAATATTTGAAACGTCATTGCGTTTTCTCCAGCACTAACTGTTATAGATGAATTAGTTAATATAGAACTAATCTTATCATATACCATCTCCATATATGGGTCATATATAATTTCTACATCCCATTTTTTTAATCCATTAATAACTGTAGCATGGTCTCTTTTAACTTCTCTACCTATAGCTGTTAAGCTTCTAAG